CCTGTCATGGAGGCCATGCCGCTGGCGCGGGGAAACACGGATCCCGCGAAGTCCGCAGCACCTCGCGAGAATGGCAGGCCGGTGACCGTAGCCGCTCCCGTGGCCGTCCCTTTGTTCGTCAGTGCAATCCAGCCCGTCATGTAGACCATGTCGGCCCAGCGGACGTAGGCGCCCGATGTCGACGCTCCGTAGGCGATCCCGGTCGACGCCCCGCCGAAGGAGATACCGGGCGTGAACGTGCCCGTCTGGTACGGGACACCCAGCGTGGTGAGGACGGCCGCCGCATTGGCATCGTCGAGCAGCGTGCGGGCGAAGGCGGACAGGCCCGTGACGCCCATGGCTCCCGCCCCGGTGAAATACGGCACCTTGTCGGCCGCTCCGGTCAGCCCCGCGAGAGCGCTGACGTTGCCGTCCGCGATATCAAGCACGGCCTGCAATGCCGCCGGCACGCGGCTGGCGTCCGGCTGGAACCGGATGCGATAAGTCAGACCGACTCCCGCCGCGCCGGCCGGACAGGCATTGGCGAGCGTCCCCGTGTTCTGCCCGGTGATCGACGCGATGGTCAGCACCAGGCCCGATTTGGTGATAATCAGATCGCCGGCGCGGATGTTCGCCGATTGCAGCGCGGCGCCCGAGGTCGTGAAGTTCGCCGAGCCGGAGGTGAGCGTGAGCGTTCCGGTCGTATAGTCGGTTGCGAGTGCCATGCTTAGGATGCCTTCTTCGCGTCGGCTTTAGGCGTATGCGCCGCCTCGCCAAGCTTCGCCGTCAGCCGCTCGATCTCCGCCTTCTGCGCCTCGATCGTCTGCTCGTGCAGATATCCTTGCTGGGCGAGGAGGAGACAGCGATTGCGGTAATAGGCTTCAACGGCCTCCGCCTTCGCCGCCGTCTCTTTCAAAGCGACGATGGGGTCGACGGCGATCTTGTTGTCGCTCTCCGCTCGATCTGTCATGGCCGATCTCCGTTCATACCTTGTTGACCTGCGCAACGATGTGCGCGACGCAAGAATTGGTTGCGTTGGTGACGCCGCCATCCACAATCTTTGTCTGTATTGCGACGGTGTGCGAGCCGGAGGCGACAGCGTAGAGCCGCACCAGATTTTTGGCCGTGCTCGCGGTGACGGTGCCCGATCCTGCGGTTTCGCTATCGCTGCTGATATCGACTTGGGTGCCATCGACGGTAATTCGGGCGGAAACGGTGATGCCGCCACCGCCGACAGGTACCGGCTTCGAGATGACGGCGCTCCAATCGTAAAAGAGCAGGAGCGGATTGCCGGATGGGCTGTCGATGGTCATGCTGGCGACGGTGTGCCAATCATTATCGACAACCATCGCGCCGGAGAAGGAAGTGTTCTCCGTGTTGGTGACCGCATTCGCCGCGATCTGACCGTCTTGAACGACGAGATAGTCGAAGAAGCCCGTCGTCGCCGTAAGGGTCGCAACGTCGATGTTGTCCGCGTTCAGGTTTCGGATGCGCGCATTGGCGATGTAGGTCGTATTTCCATCGAACAGCGCCGCGATATTGGTTCCGTCCGTTATGATGACGCGGTTCGCGACCATCACGATGCGCGACTCGGTGGAAGTCGCCTCCAGAAAGAGGCCGGCGCTGAAATACGAATTGCTCGTATCCACGCGCGCCTGAAGGCCGATGCGCGTGTCCCATCCCGTGGCCGGCGTAAAGCCCGTCTGGATGCGAAACGTGCCGGAGCCGGTCGCATCGCCGACGCTGGTCTGCACGGACGTGATGGCGGTGGAATTGGTGGTGAGCTGGTCGCCTTGGCTCGCAACCGTGGCCGAAAGAGCCGTCACGGCCGACGCGTCCGCCTTGCCATCCACCGTTGCTGTAAGCGAGGTGAGCGCCGAGGTATTTGCGGTGATGTTGCCTTCGTTCGTCGTGATCCGGCTGTCGAGAGCATCCGTGATGCTCGTATCCGCCTTTCCGGCGAGCGTGGTGTTGATCGTGAGGAGTTGACCCGCGATAGAATCGATATCGCCTTCGTTCGTTGTCACCCGCGCCGCCAGCGCATCGGTGATGGCGATGGCGGCAACGCCCTTGATCCCGATCTCAAGGGCAGAGAGCCGCTGCGCAAGCGCCGAACTCGGCCCGGTCGCGACCAGTATCTCCGACTTGTAATTCGCCGTCAGGTCGCCATAGGCCGAGGCGAGGCTTTGGCGGATGACCTGCCGGTCCGCGAAGGAGCCGGCGTCGAGATTGGCAACGAGCAGCGCCTGTTCCTGCAGGCTCTCGATCAGTGCTCGGGTATCGCCAGAAATCCAGTTGTCGAGATCGCGGACATCTTCGGCCAGGCCGTCGACGTCGATCGGGTAGATATCGTCGGAGCCGAGGCGGATGTCCTCCGTCGTGACGGCAAGCCAGGCACCCTCCGTAATGGCGCCGCCGCTCTCCGTTTCGTTCGACCAGAGAACATCCCGCCCGGAATACGGGACAAGGATGCCCCTCGACTCATAATCCGTGGCCGGAAGGATCGAGGCGAAGCTGATGACGGCATTCTCTTCCGCGTCGTTCGTGGCAGGATCGCCGTAAGGCACGGTTCCGTCGAATTGCAACGCCGTAGCGCCGGCGAGGCGGACCTGGACGCGCACGAATTGCACGTCCTCCATCTGGCCCGGATATTCGATACCGATGGCAGGACGGCGGTCGTTTCCATCGGCGTCCTGGATCGTGGTCGCGTAGGCGCTCCAGCCCACAAACTCCTGTGCCGGAACGGCCGGGTCGCCAAGCGAGCCCTCGGCCACCGGGGTGAAGTCCGTGGCATGGTTCCATGCGAAGTCGGTAGGATCGACCTCCGTAACATTGACGGTGTTGTCGAGATTGGCCTTGTCGCCCGCGCCGTCGATGCGAAAGAGCTTTGTCGTGTAGCCGTTGCGCACCGACGTGTAGCTGAACACAACGTTCGGGACAGCATAGCGCCAGAACTTCGGTGGCAAGACAAACGTATGCCGGCGCGCGCGCCGCGCCTCCGCAAGCGCGGCCTTCATGATGCGCTGGACTTGCGCATCATAGGGTACGGCGTCCAGGCTCGGATCGGAAAGCAACCGCCTGTTGCCGTCCTCCGCCTCATAATCGGCGCTGTAGAGCGGCGGCGCGTCCTTGGAGTTCCAAGCGTCTGCCGGCGACGGATATTTAGCCGTGATGCCGTTGATCGTGTCAGCGAGGCCGAAGAAGGGCGTGAATATCTGCTCTTCCGTCGAGAGGATATCATCGTCTGTGATCGAGAACGACGCATCCGCAGGCTCGCCGACATGCAGGGTGTAGACGCCGCCAAGTTCCGCCAGATGGCCAAGGCAGGCATCCTGCAGAAGCTTGATCGTATCGAGGCCGCCCGTCGAGACACGTATTTCCGTGCCGGCCCGATAGGAGGCTTCTGTTTCGTCGTCCCCTATGTCGACCGTAGCCCGACAAGCGTTGATCGCCGCAATCCAGTCGGCGCGCGGCAACCGGGCTTCCGGCATATTCTGCGCGCCATACAGCCACTGCGAACCGTAGGTGACGCCGCGAAGGATGTTATAAATCTGGACCGCCGGGAGCTTGTCGCCGTCGCCTCCCCATGTGGAGGGGTCATTCCAGCGATGCGATCCAGTGCCGCCCGCGCTGCCGTCCTTGGTGATGTCGTATAGTTTCGCGCCGTTAAGCTCGAAGCGAAAGGACGGCAGGCCGGTGAAGAGGCTTTCCGCCACGCGCGCGGTGACGATCGCATAGGCGACGCCGCAACCGACACGCGTACTCTCATACGGACGATCGGCGCTGGAGACCTTGTTGACAAGGAAGCTGTCGGCCGCCGTCTGCGTGCCGTCATAGAAGCGGAGCCACAGGTGATCGTGGCCGTTCTTGCCCCTATACTCGACGATCGGCCAGCCCTGGTCGGTCGGCGCGGTGCCCGACATATCGGGCAAGGTAACCTTCTGTTCACCAACCCACATCCCGGCCAGGCCGGAGATGGGAACATCGGCAAGCGCGATAACCTGCGTCAGATAGGCGTTCTTGGTACCGCCGGCTTCGCCCCAGGTGTTGCCGTAGGTAAGCGAACCGGCCGTGGCAGTGTAACCGACCGGAACGGTGCGCGGAGTGTCCTCTCCGGCCTGCAGCTTCCCTTGAATGGAAAACTTAGGCTGGTCCGGCTTGGGCGTGAGCGAGGTGATCGCAAGCTCGACGCCGACGCCGAGCGCGAGATTGAGGGCGCCCGCAGTCGCGACCGCAATGAAGCTTGTTTCCGCAACGCCGAGAAGCCCGGCGATGGCGGCAGCCGTAAAGACAGCCATAACAACCTGCTAAATTGTCTTGAAAAAGTGCGCCCCGGCGGGGGCGTAGCCTTTTCGGCGGTAGATGGCGGCGGCACGTTCATCATCGGGCGGCGTGGCCATGCCGATCAGCGCGCAGCCCTTACCCCGCGCCCAATCTTCGTAGGCGGCCAGCATGGCGAGAGCGGACCGCCCGCGATGCACGGGCTCGATCCACCACATCAATTCGTCAGCCGCCAGGACCGGCGCCAGTGGATGTTGGAAGACATGCGCGGCAAGGACGCCGTGCGCGCCATCACGGTCCAGCACCAGGCAAAGCTTGTCGTCGCCCGCTATATACGCGCTGGCCACGGCCGCTGCGTAGGCGGCTTCGAATGCGACCGGCATACTGGCGGCGGCATGAAAATCCCGCGCCATGCGCACAATGGCCGATCTGTCTGCGGGTGTAGCGGCCCGTATCATGCCGACGCCTTGTTCGTGGTCAGCTTCCCGCTCTTCTTGCCCCAGAAGAAATCCCAATCGCCGACGACAGCGGCATCCTGGAAGAAGTTGTCCGTTGACGAACGCAGCCGCTGCGAAGCGTCGGAGCGGGTATCCGGATTGCTGCGCGTAAGCTCCTGCGTGTGGCTGACGCAGGTAATGGTAACGCCGCCTTCGTCGCCTTCCTTCGGTGTGTTGATTTCGATCTCGTCGATGAATCCGACAAAGCGGCACTCGGCCGCGGCAACCATCCTGCGCGTGGCCGGGTCGAACAGCCCGCGGTAAATCTCGACGCGCCCCTGCTTCGGATCGTAGCCGCGCAGAAGATCGTTGACGCGATCGAGGATCTGGTTGAGCGAGATCGTGACGTTCTGGACCGTGAGGTTATTGACCAGCGGGATATCGCTGATCTTGATGAGCCCGCCCGCTCCGCTGAACGTCCTCGTATCGGAAAGCCCGGTGTCAGGGTCCGTGACGGCAGCGTCGACCGTGCCGTAATCCGACCACATGCCGTCCGTCGCAGTCGCGCCGGTGTCGCGGTTGCGAACCTCAAGCCAGAGGAAGTCACGGGCGACAAGCGCGCGCGATTCCAGCGCCGCCTGGTTGGCGGCGGAGATAGAGCGTCCAGCCATCAATCCCGCGCCTCAAACGCCTGAAACGTGATCGTGCCGCTGCCGGTCTGTAGGTCCGCATCCGACTGGATGCTGTCGGGGACAATTGCCATGAGGCACCACGGCGACTTGACGGAAACAACATCGTCAACGGCGACGCCGGGCCACAGATGCGGTCGCACCTCGAAAGCCGGGGTGATGCCACCGCTGTCCGCGATAGCCGCTTCCTGCACCCTGTGGAGATCGTAGCGGACAGGATCGGCTCCATGCTTGATCTGGAGCATGTCGCCGACGCCGAGTGCAAAACCCGCCGGCAGGCCATCGACGCGGATCGTCTTGTTGTCGTCGTCAACGTCGTAGATCGTGGCGCTGACGCCATCGAAGGAGCTTCCGGTCGGCCACGCGCCGTTCGGATACGCAATCGGATAGCAGCGCGACAGGGAGTAGCCCTTGAACTGCTGCAGGCCGTTCTCCAGCCCATCGAGTTTGGCGCGCCACTTATCGAGTTCGTTCGGCCGCATGACGCGTGACGTGTAGGTTGCGCGCCAGAGCGCGTTACCCAAGTCCTTCACGTAAGTGGTGCCGCCAGCCGTCCGGCTCTGCTCCTGGCGCCAGGCCAGGTCGAAGGCGGTCGACCAGCCAGGGAAGTCGGCGAGGATATCGAGCGGATAGGTTACGGCCATTGCTTATCCATGCCTCCCCGTCCCTAAATCGACGTGGCTCTTGTTGGCCTTCTGGACCGCCTTGACGACGCGAGCGGAAAACTCTGCCTTGTCCCGCGCCAGCGTCTCCTGAATACGCGCCACGGCGGCACTGTCCGCGCCACGGGCGTCGATCGTCGGAGCATAGGTGATCGTGGTGCCGCCGGCCGCAGGCACCTGCGGAATGATCATCCCGCTGGTGCGTGGCACGAACAATTCCGGCCGCTTCTCTCCCACGATGTATGCTCTGCCAGCCTCAACGGGGCCGCCATTTTCGCGAAGCCCAAACCAGGGATCGCCGCTACCAGAGCCGCCGCCACCGAAGCCGCCGATCAGATGGCCGAGCGCTCCGAAGATATCGCCGAAGATGCCGCCGTCGCTGCTCCCTGACCTCGGCTTGAACAGCGCGTCGAAGGCGTTGTTCAGGAGCATGTTGGCGAGCTTCTTGCCTATGTCGTCAAGCGCCTCGCCAAGCGTCTTTGCGCCGGTAATGGCGTCGATCGTGTCGGATTTGAACGTGTCGTAGAACTCGCTCGCGGCCTGCTCGGCGATCTGCTGGTTTTCACGGACCTTCCGCAGTTCGTCGGCTTGTCGGGCATAGGCGTCGGAAGCAGCGTCGATCTTGGCGATCTGTTCCGGTGACAGCTTGATCGCGTCCAGATCGGTCTGACCTTTCCGGGCCGCCTCCTGCCGCAGGCGCTTCAGGGCCTCCTGCTCAAGATCGAGCGCCATGCGGCGCTTTTCCTGCTCTTCATAGGAAAGCCCTACTGTCGCCGTTTCCTCCTTCAGGGCTGCGGTGCGGTCTCGGACGCCATGGATATCCTCCTCGATCTTCTGGTCGGCGGTGAGGCGGTAAGCGGGATGACGGCCGGGCGGCGGTGGGATGATGGTTGTGTCACCGGGAGGCATGGTAGGCGTAGCCGAAGGCGCTTGCTCCTTGAGCCTGGCGATCTGATCGTTGATCTGGTCCAGGCGTGCTTGTGCTTCCGCAATCTGGTGATCGAGGACGCCTCCGACCATAAAGCCCGTGAAGCCGGTATCCTGAGCCTGGAGACCGCTAATCTGCTTCTCCAGCGTTTGTTTCGCTGCCACTAGCGTGTCGAGCGTCCGGCCGCCGAGGTCGCCCTTGCCATAGGCAGCAGTGGCCGTATCGAAGGCCCGCTTCATTTCGGCGGCACCCTGCACGACAGAGACCACGAGGCTCTTGAACTTGTAATCCATGGAATTGATGATGCTGTCGAAGTCGGCGTCAAGCTGATGCGCCGCGTTCACGGCATCGACGGAGAGCACGCGCCCGAGTTCATGCGCCTCCGTTGCGGCATCGCGAAGCCCGTCCGCACCATTCCTGAGCGTGCTGACGAGATCGCCTCCGGCGGAGCCAAAGGCCACCTGTGCCAGCCGCAGCCTGTCCTGCTGGGAAGCCGCGTTCTTGATCAGATCGGCATAGTCATCGAACAAGGCGGACTGGCTGCGGAGATTTCCCGCCTGGTCTCTCAGCGCCACGCCATTGGCGGCCAGGATGCGGGAGAAGTCGTTGACCCTGCCGCTCGCGGCCTGCGAGAGATGCTGGCCGAAGACGACGAGCGCCTGGTCGACGGAAGCGACCGGATCGCCGGCCTTCTCCGCCGCGTAGCGCAATTCCTGCAGGGCGTCAGTCGTTATGCCGACCTCCTCGGCAACCTTGCCGATGTCGGCGACATCCTTGATCGCGTCCTTGATCTTGTCGAAGGAGAAACTGGCGACCAGCCCGCCGGCGATGCCTGCTCCTATTCCGGCAAACAGCGAGCCGCCGACCCCCAGCTTTGAAAGCCGGGTCTCCATCTCCTTGCCGCGATGCTCGACCTTGCTGAAGCTCGCATCGGAATCCGCCTGGAGTTTTGCCAGCGCCTTGTCGTACTTGCCGAAATTCGCTTCGAGCGTGGCGATGAGGCGATCGACTTCCACTGCCATTACTGTGCTTCCCTCATCGCCGCCTCGAACTCTTCAACGGTGGGCGGATCGACCTTGCCCGTGTGCGCCCGGTTCCAGCCGCGCAGGATCGCCGCCCATTCGCCGAGCGATAGCGACATGACATCGCCAACACCCATCAGGACTGCGCTGGTTCGGATTGCGGCGAAGTCGATGCGCTCGTCTCCGCCGCGTCCGCTTCCCCCGATGGTGGGTTCTCCGCCGAATGCACGCGAGCGAGACCGGCGAGCACGACGGCATAGGCCACGTCCCGGTTCTCATCGACCGGCCGCTCGTCGATGTACCTGCGAACCTTCGCGAGCGCATCGACCGGCTTCATCCCGCCGCCGATCAGGCCGAGGCGGAGCACCTCGCGGATATCGGCAAGACGAGCCTCACGGTAGGCAGGCGACAGACGACGAGACAGAACGGAGAGCGCGAGGTCGCGTTTCTCCTCGATCTCTTCCATCTCGGCGAGACCAAGGCGGAAGGTATAGGTGCCATCCGCCCAATCGAGTTCGACGGCGCCATAACGGCTCATGCGGCGGCATCCGTCCAGTCAACAGCGCCGTCGGAAACGAGGGTCACGTTGCAGGTGGACTGTTCTTTGTTGCCGTCAGAAGTGATTTCAAAGTCGGTCAGCTTGAACGGGGCCTGCCAATAGCCGCCACCGGAAGCGAGCGGGACATACAGATCAAACTGGATGTTCTTCGAATCGTCACTGTTGAACCAGTCAAACCAGTCGGCAACGGAGGCAGTGTAGAGCATGCCGGCGCCGGTGATCGTGGCCGAAAGGCCGTCCTTTGTGACCGACTTCCATGCCGGATCGTCGGGGTTGTCGCAATCCGGCATGATGGTCTGCTTCGTGTCGGACGTAAACTTGATGCCGCGCGACGTGTTGATAAGACAGTCGGCGGTGAAGACCTCGGGTGAAGCGCCGTCGCTGATCTTGACGCGCAGCTTCGACCCCGTGATACGAGGCACAGCAGTCATGGGTTTTCTCCTTGTGAAGATGCCCGTCCGGGCCGGTTAAGCCGGGTCGATCAGTGCCCGGAAATTGACGACGGCGTGTTCCGTTTTGCCGTCAGGATCGCGGAAAACCCGCGTCGTTTCATGCGCGATGGAGACCAGCGAAAGGCCGGAGATAGAGGCAATGGCGGTGACGCGAGTGGCGACGCTGGCAGCGATCCTCTTGACCTCACCCTTCGAGCCGTCCACCGGGCGCGACCAGCAGTGCACGTCCGTATGGAGTTCCCAGCCGGCCTGGCACGTGGTGCTGTCGTCAATCACCTGCTCGTCGCCTATGGTGATGTGCGGGAATGGCTCGTTTTCCGGCACCTGATCGAAGACGTTGCCGCCCGCCAGAGCGGGCGCGGCCGTCAGAGCGGCATAAATCGCCCTTTGAAGCTCATCGCCGATCATGAACTGACCGCCTTTCGGGCAGCTTTGCCGTAGGCGCGGCCAAGGCGCTGGCGAGCGCGCTTCTTGCCAAACCGATAGGCGGGGAAGAAGAACGGGTGCGCCGTGACGCCGGGGTTTTCTGAGCCGGCGAACTTGCCTTCGTTCTTGTGCTTTTTCGTTCCGAACTCCTCGGAGAAGGCATAGTCGTACTCGTAGGCTGTTAGCCCGAATTTGTCGGTCACCGTCTTCGTCGTCTTCGGACCGCCGGCGAACATGCCGATCACCAGCCCGTCGGTGTCCGGCTTCGCTTCGTTCGCGATGGTGCTGGCAAGCGTTCCTGTCTTGCGCCGCACGAGCCGCTTCTGCATGGCCGTGATCTCGTCGGCCGACTGCTTCAGCGAATGCGACATCTCACCTTTCACCGCAGGCGGGAGGGCTTTAAGCCGCCGGATGAACCTGTCTCGATTAGCGATCTTCATCACGCCGCCACGCCAGATTGAGCCAGGATATCGAGGAACATCCGATCTTCGGTCGGCGTGATATCCCGGATGTTGTAGATCGTGCCCGTTCGCACATCGCGTGCGCGCCAGTCCGTCGTAATGGTGCGCGTCTCCGTCGAAGACCGGACACGGATGACGATGGTGTGCGTCCCTTCCAGCCGGGCCGCCAGAACGGTTTCGCCGCCGCGCAAGTGCGTGAAGCCGGCGCGGCGCTGGAACTGCTCCGCCCATGTCGCGGTCGTGCCGCCGAGGCCATCCGAAGCAGCGCCTTTCTTGTCAAAGGCGACGCGCTCTATTAGCTGACCAGCGTCAGTTGAATTCTTGGCCAATTGGTGCTGATCCTATCTGACGAGATAGCGGAGGGCAGAAATGCGTGCGATTTTCGGTGCAATAGCCATTCTGGCAGGAGCGATGGCGGTCGCGCATGCAGAGGGGCCACCGCCGGTCAGCAAGCAGTGCAATGCCTCCGCCGATGCTCAGTCAAAGACCGCGCCAGAAGATATCGCCAAGCAGCTATCTGACTGCAAATCGGGTGATCTGATGCTGGCCAGCTTTACCGACGCCGACGATGCCGGCATGGTCCAGCAAGTTACCGCTGCATACCTATGCGACTATCACTCATCAATCCTCGCCACTTCGTACGGCCCCATGGCCTTCGTCACCTGCATCAAGCGCTGAGCCACCGGACGCTTCCGGCTGATCGGCGGTCTCCGTCGCCTTCACCGTAGGCGCACCAGCGCCGGCCGCCTCCGCCTTCTCGGCGCATTCCCGTGTGACGTTCTGCACCATGCCGGCCTTGTAGGCGATGGTGACCCTGCCGCGCTTCGCGTCAGGTGAGAAGTTGAAGTCCTTGTCGAAACGGAACCACATCAGGCGCCCCTCCTGTAGTTGCAGAGCAGCGCGTCAACACCGGCCGGCATCGGCAGGTTCTCGACAGTTGCTCCGACAAGGATGTTTTCCCGCTTGGCGTACCATGTGGCGACGAGCATCAGCATGGCGTGTTTGACGGAGGGCGGCGCTGTTTCGTAGCCAACGATTGCGGTGAGCGTGATCCGCGAGCCCATCTGGATCGCCGGCCATGCTTGGCCGATTTTCAGGGCAATGGATGGCTCTAGCCCATCCTTCCGTAACTCATACACGTCAGTCGACAACGTCTGCGTCGCGCCAGCAACATCCACGTAGGTGATGGAGGTAACAGACGAGACGGGAGCTTCCGGCAAGCGGCGCAGATCCGCAAAGCAATCGCACTTCGCCTCGATCGTCTGGCTGGCGAAGCGAACACCACAATAGTGCTCGACGTGATCGCGCGCGGTAGCAATTAGTCGCTCGATGAGCGCGTCATCATCCGTATGATCGACGATGCCCTGCGCCTTCGCCTCATCCAGCGTGACCGGCTCGCTAGAGGCTGCTTCCGTGATCGTCGCCGGATACCACATTCCGCTTTTTCCTTCCGCGCTTCTCTGCGGCTGGCGCGGCCACCGCGCGTTCCGTCTCATGCTCCGCAACAGGCACGGCGTACCCGGCCTCGATAAGGCGAATGGCCTCGTCTTGCGGGAAGTCACGCTGGTCGCCCGGCCCGAGCGAATACTCGTTACCGGACAACCCAACCATCATGCGGATAATCACTATGCCGCCGAAGCCGCCTTGAGGACGCCGCCATCATTCCAGATAGTCGCGCCATCAGCAGGGTCGGTGGTGGGAATGCTCGCAACGATGGTCAAAAGGGCTGTGCGCGCAGTAGAAAGCGAGACGCTACCGTCAGCAACGGCAAAATCATCAGTATCGAACTCAACCGCCGTAACGGCAGATCCAGCGTCAAACGACCCGCCGCTTTCGACGGTAATCTTGCCGCCGCTGGCGACAACAAGCTCGTCGCCGCCTTGCTTCATGTAAACCTTGGCGCTGTAATCAGCCATGATTATCTCCTTGTTGGAAGAAGGAGGGCGGCCATTTGCGACCGCCCATGCCTAATTACGCATGGGTGATGAGGTGCTTAACCGCAGCCGTGTCACTAAGCTCG